CTTGAAGATATTTCAGGATTTGGGCTGCTGTAACTTTAGTGAAACGCGCCTTGCCTAATTCGATCTTCCCCGGCAATTTGTAGTTAATTCCAGATGGAAGTATGTCCTTCAACAATGTGTCCATGTCCAAGACAGGATATGACAAATTAAAAGGCTTGGTTTCTTTCAACCTATATGCAGCATCCTCGCATATAATCTTCGTTGGTATACCCGATTCAATTCGAGTTACGAACCCGGTAAAGACTTCGGATTTGCCATCGAAGCCATATCCAAGTTTTACAATCACCGGATCGCCCTTTTTGAAGATAGAGTCTTTGTCAAGAAATATTGTCTTGCCCTGAAAAGCCAATTTTCTTGGAATAGTAATAGTGCACACATCCGTCAGCGTTTCATAACTGCTTTCAATTTGAACATCGTTGATCTGTTTGAAAACGTAGCCACCAATATGTATTTCAGATGAAAGAACTAACACGACTTTTAAAACGACAGATAAAATTATCCCTGCTCGATCTCAAGATCATAAGGCTGGTCACTAACACAGGTCAATGAAAACTCGATAATCGAACGCTTTCCCTGAACCTCCGAAATCTGGTAAGACTGAATCACCAAATTGTAGATACCAAAGTCATTTAAGAAACTTGATACAACTTCAACGGAAGTCTTCGCATTGCAAATCCTTATTAGAGTATTCTTCTCCGCAATTGGAGCAACGTTTATTTGGTGGCTAATCAAGTATCCAGAAATCTGAACTTGATAATCCTTATTGGAAATCAATTCTTTAATACTACCATCACGACCTTGAACTTCGGTGATCACAATATTCTTATCACCGCTTACCTGAAATAAAGCAGAATCAACACGCAAGCCACCGTATTTCGTGACCTCACCCGTGACCGGGTCTTTAAACTGACCATTGTTTATTTGAAGATTACTGTAAATCGGTGTTCCCAAGTATGATGTCGCAATAGCCTGATCCGGCTCATAGGTTGAGGCATCAATCCTATTAAGTTTAGTATATACTACATCAACGACATTATCTTTTATCAGACGAAAAGCCACTACGCATAATATGTTTCAAAATCCCTTACAGCATCAGTCAACGCTTGCGAAACAGCATCTTTAATGTTCTGTTGAAGATTTGCCCCTTGCACTGTAAGAGAATTAATAAGATTATTGATCGTAACGACCACTGACTTCCCTGCACCCTTATCACTGCCGACCACATCTATACCACCATTAGTCTTTGTTGACCCATTAAGTGCAGCATTGGGAACCAGCATCTGCTTGTCCGGTTTAAGATCATCCAACTTGATTTCTCCTGTGGACGAACCATTATCTGATTCTGTAGTGGTGGACTTATCGGATTTCTTGTTGAGTCGATTGGCAAAATCATTTCTGAAATTGGAGAAGTTGTTTCTAAAACTGCTTGCTCCTGATTTCAATAAATCCCAATCCAAAGTGAATATCGCTTTGAAAATGTCCCCTATCGGAAGAAGTATCTCTCTAACAGAATTACCCAACTCGACAAAAAATGTTTTGAAACTGAATTCACCACTGAAAATGTTCTTAATATTTACTACAATCAACTTGATAGTTGATAGCATAAACTTCAACGGTGCCAAAGACATCCGAATGGATTCTGCCAATCCTTTGAAAAACAATTGCAATAGATTAACATCTTCCCCTCCAAATATTCTAAATATATCCTGAAAGGAATTGCATATATCCTTCATGATTGACCAGACTTCACCGATAGGAGCAGTAAGGTCTTCCCAAGAATTCGCAAGCGCATTTAATACCTGAGTACCAATCTGAACAAGACCTCTGAATGCAGACTCTCCTTGACCAAACATTTTAAGTTGTAAACTCTCCCATGCACCACCAAACTGCTCGACATCCCCCGACAGGTTGTCGAGTTGTGTCTTAGCAATTTTTGCTGCTGTTCCATTGGAATTTTCAATTTCCGCGCTTAGTGTTTTTAACCCCGCAGAACCTTTGTCCAACAATATTGACATTTCTGCAAAGGCTTCGTTACCGAACAAGGTTGAAAGTGTATTCGCTTTCTGTTCATCGGTGAAACCCTTCATGCGTGTTTCCAATAAACCAATAGTGTTGTTAATGCCAATGAACTGTCCCTTGCTATCAAAGAAGTCAAGGTTCAACGCTTGCATTGTCTCGGACATCTTCTTAGTAGGTGCTGAAAGTTTCTGCAATGCCGTACTCAATGAACGAGTTGCCATTGAACCTTTCAATCCTCGATCACCAAGAGTTGCCTGAATCGAAAGAACTTCCGACAATGGAACCTTCAAAGAGGCTGCTGCACTTCCTATGTAGTTAAGACCGTCAGCAAGGTCTTCCATACCTGTTGCCGATTTCACCGTGGTGAAGGACATCATGTCAACGATGTGCGTCATGTCCTTCGCTTGGAGACCAAACGAATTCATTTGCGCCATCCCGATCTCAACCGACCTTGCCAAGTCCGTGTTCGAACTCGCTGCCAAGTCAAGGAATCCGGGCATTGCGGAAATGATCTCATTTACCTCCAATCCCCCGGCTGCTGCTGCCGCCATCGCCTCTGCCACCTGTGATGATGAAAATGAAGTTGATGCTCCTAAAGAAATTGCAGCGTCATTAAGTCTTTTGAATTCTTCTGCATTCGCTCCGGTCAATGCTTTCACGTTGGACATCACTTTTGTGAAGTCCATGCCCGTTGAAATAACTTGTTTGAGACCTGCACCAAGAGCAACGACAGCACCGGTCGCCAACGCTGCCGGGCCAAGCATTGCGCCAAGTCCCCCGGTTAAACCACCCAATGAACCCATAAGGCCACCTGATGATTTTGTTAAACCACCCTTTGCACCCTCCAACTTGTTGAGAGATGCAACGCCTTTGCTTGTGGCTTGCGCTAACGGATTGGTAAGATTGTCTTTGAAGTATAGTTCAAAACCAACGCTATTGTTATCTAATGCCAACGCCTACATAGTCTTGTCGATAAGGTTATTTGGTATTTTGGTTGTCGAATTTCCTGCACCACCTGAATTCCTCCCATAGTTTGGCAAACTCATCAATGCTCAAAGTCGAAGGATCAATTTTATAGTGATAACGTATCAACGCCATCTGCTTTCGAAGCGAATCAATTTTCTTGTTCGGTTCAATTTCCCACCTCTTTAAACTGTCGTTGAGGTGGATAATACTAAAGGGATGATGCCCTGTATCTCTCTGTTAATCGCGATTGCAACACCTGTCTGTCCAGCGAGGTCAAGCAATTCATCATCTCCACCAACGAAGCATGTTCTAAACATCCCCACGCTACTGCTTATCGGAGCACTGCCTAAACTTGAAATGGTCGCGTCTAACTCTGCCAATGTAGGCTGTCTCAAGTATGCAGTGAGGGTCTTGCCCTTCACCGTAAACTGAATTTTTGCGATTTCACCGTACTGCTTCTTTAATTTAGCCTCAAGATTAACCTGAGTGTTTTCACTTTCAGTCGGTGTAACCGTACTGAAATCCGTGTTGATTTTCTTTGTCTGTTCTTTCTTCATATTTTCTATGGTATATCTCTAAATACAGAGCGACCAATAAAAAAACCACCGCACCTTTCGATACAGTGGTTTCCCGAACAAGAAATCAAAACAACGTAAGTTCTTTATTTCGTTTAGAAAAGATTGTTTCCTCTCTTTATACCCGCAATAATTAGAGGTAATTCAATCGAGATTGTTTTATCGTTTTGAGCGATAGCAGTTGCATTGCTGGTAAACTGCACGTTCTTCAATACTTCCGTAGTAATTTTATCCGCGATGTCGCTTCTATAACTCACTACGATCTCAAACGGCTCCAAAAGGGTGATGTCACCCAAAGGTGAGGCATCCTGAATTCTTTTGACTTCGTCCTTAAACAAGGTAATACTTGCTTCATAGGTTACGTTACCACTCGATCTCGCAATAGGCTGATCACCCGTGCCGTAGACGTTTTCAAATTCTCTTACCGAACTGTAACTGATATTGGTCACGCCAATAATCGGAGTTGTCATATTCGAAAATTGAATTCTTACTTGCGCCCAATTGTATGTACTTCCATTTATTAAAATTGGATTCTCATTAGGAATAACTTGCATTTAGAAAACGGGTTACGCTATGCTCACAGCAAAGCCTAAAGTGATGTTGATAAATCTTGCCACTCCAACAGGTTGGAGTTTAACATCAATTTTCAACGTATCATCTGACAATACATCCTGATTAGGATTGATTGTGATTTTATAGTTGCTCAACTCTCCGTTTCTTCTCATTCCGTCAAGTGCCTGTTCGCACTTAGAGGTGAATTTTCCAACGGTTTCAATTCTCAGTTTACCATCGGCATCCAAGTAAAGAGGTGAGTTAAGTTCTGGCAATAAAGAAGTGCGTAAAAGTTTGCGCGACTTATTGACGACTCGGTTTCTTTCGATAGAATAGAAGTCTGATGCCTCTGATGTCGCTACGGAAGACGAATTGAAGTAAGATCCGTTAAGACCGTAGTCCTTCAACAAGAAGATGTACTTCTTATCGTTTATCGTAGACAATTGAGACTTAGTGACAAGTTTGTATTGAGTACCGTTTGCGAATGCAAGGGTATTCAATTCCGCACCTGACATATCGAACGCACCTTTCCATGCAATCGACTCATGCACTGAACTTGTAGCAACAGCACCGAGAGCAGCACCCAATACACCGATGGAATAACCAAGGGTACTATGAAGTTGAGCACCTGCACCACCACCGTCCTGTCCGATCAATACGCCAACGAGGTTGGAAGCATTTGAAGAAAGGTCGGGTAATGACTGTAAGGTTTGTCCACTAAAGTTTGCTTGAAGAAGTGACACCAATGGAATATCTTCCTCTTTAAGGTCATCCATTACGCCTTGAAGCGCAGTGACCATTGAAGCAGAAAAGTTCTGAGTTGTGAACACTCCCACTTGCGAAAGATCACCGTCACAATCTGAAACAAGTTGCTTCACTTCTGTGAACGTGTGAGTTCCACCAGTATGTTCAACCAACTTGATTTGAAGTTGTCCAGAATCGTTAATTCTGTAGAACTCTGACAAGTGGTAGTTAAGAACAGGCAATGTATCAGAGGTAATACCGTATCCTTCTGCCTCTTGCAATGAATAGATTTGGTATGAATCACCTGACAACGGATTGTTTGAAACGTAGAATACTATGCCTGACTTGTTATCATCAGTTGTAAGAAGTCTGTTTGAACCTTCCTGCTCTGTAATAGTAATTTTTGATAATGACATTTATCATGGTTCATTATTTTTAGGTTATATCTAAAAGGAATGGGTTCTTTACACCCATTCCATAACCACATATATAGGTTTGAGGCAGAAAGTTTATTAAGCCTTGTAAAGGAAAGTTTCTTCCGGTTTAACGATGCAGGTATCAAGACCTACAGTCATTTTCATGAAATACAATTCACTTTCAGGTCTCCATCTCTCAATTCTCACTGAGGTGAAGTCACCAATGTCGTTTGTACCAACCCAAAGGTTTGATGCAGGTGAGTTAGAACCTACAGCACCAAGGATGGCGTTATCAGGCATACCCGGAAGGGCAACCAATTGAATACCGTTCACTCTATCAGGAGTTGCTTGTTCAACGCTGATTGACTTGTTGGTCAATGCTCTAAGAGCATCACCGTACAAATCTTTGGTGTATTGAGATACAAACAACTTGAAGTTTGGATCATAAGTAGCACGTCTTACATCAGCCTTGTTTCTCTTTGACTGTCTGATTGCACGTTGCAATTCTGCGATAACGTTAGACTGTGTGATTGTTGTCGCACCTGAAATGTCATACACTTCTGAGGCACCTAATGCACGTTTGATGAAACCATCAACATGCTTCAACGAGGTTGAACCAGTAAGGGCACTATCACCTTGGATCAATACAA